TTATTTACCTGCTTGGATGATCGGGAAGAATCCTAATTTAAAAATTATTCAAGCCACCCACACAGCAGAACTTGCTATACGTTTTGGAAGAAAAGCTAAACACGTAATTGATTCTCCTGAATACAAGGAGATCTTCGATACTTCCCTGCGAGAAGATTCACAAGCAGCCGGTCGCTGGGAAACAGCGCAAGGAGGTGAGTACTTTGCAGTGGGGGTAGGAGGAGCCATGACTGGAAGAGGTGCGGACTTACTAATCATTGATGATCCACACAAGGAAAAGGATATGTTAAGTCGTGACTCTTTTGATAAAGCTTATGAATGGTACACCTCCGGCCCCCGTCAACGTTTACAACCTGGTGGTCGAATCGTTTTGGTTATGACCCGCTGGTCTACTAAAGATCTCACTGGCCAACTCATCAAGCAACAGGGAGATGTGAAGGGAGATGAATGGGATGTTGTTGAATTCCCAGCTATTCTTCCTAATAATAAACCGGTCTGGCCAGAGTATTGGAAGAAAAAAGAATTAGATTCTGTTAAAGCTTCTATTAGTATTGGGAAATGGAATGCTCAGTACATGCAATCTCCAACCTCTGATGAAGGAGCCATTATAAAACGAGAATGGTGGAAGGACTGGAAACATAAAGATCCTCCTGCGTGTGATTTTATTATCCAGTCTTACGATACAGCTTTTATGAAAAAAGAAAGTGCTGATTATTCAGCTATTACGACTTGGGGTGTTTTTAATACTGAAGATTCCGGTCAAAATGTAATTTTATTGAATGCGTTTAAAGATAGGTACGAGTTCCCCGAACTTCGAAGAAAGGCCCAACAAGAATATCAATGGTGGCGTCCGGATATCGTCTTGATCGAGGCCAAGGCATCAGGGATCCCTCTGACGCACGAGTTGAGACAGATGGACATCCCTGTTATTAACTTTACGCCGTCAAAAGGAAATGATAAGCATGTAAGAGTGAATTCGATAGCCCCGCTTTTCGAAGCAGGAAAGATATGGGCTCCGAAACACGAACAATTTGCGCAAGAAGTTATTGAGGAATGTGCAGCATTTCCTCATGGCGACTATGATGACTATGTGGACTCAACCACACAAGCTATTATGCGTTTAAGAGGGGGACATTTTATTGTTCACCCTGAAGATTATAAGGATGAAAAAATAAACAGAGGAAATAACTTAGTATACTATGGCTAGGAAACTAATATTAGAGAATTTAATGAAATTGGCTTCGGGTATTGGAGCGAATCCAAATAAATTTATGGGAACTCGAACTAATATCACTTTTTTGGGAAAAGGCCCTCAAAAGAATCCCTTGTTCCAGAGATATCTACCCGGATTAGAAAGTGCGACGACTCAAAGCCTCGGTTCCCGATCCTCGCTCATTGAAGCCACCGAAGACGCCATGGGATTTGCGTCTGCAGGTAAATTAAACGACATCCAACTAAAAATTTTAACCGAGAACCTAACGGGCATTAACAAAATTTTAAATCCGCCTCCATTACCGATGGCGTCGATTACCACACTTTCCAGAAGCGGCTTACAGCCGAGACGGGAGTGGGCAAACCCGACACAGGGCTCAGGGATCGCAGGTATTAAACAACGAATGGAAAACATTAAAGGCATGAGCGATAAATTAGGTCAGATGGAAAAAGAACGACTTGCTATCTATGGAAAAGATAAGATTCCGTCCCAGCTTCCTGAACCAGGGCCCGAGGATATAGCGGCTTTCAAAGGCGCGCTTGATATGCAAACCGGAATGTCCCGAGCCATTGCCAGACAACTTTTACTCAAAGACACGAGACTTAATTTACCCGACGATGTTTTAAACAATTTAAGAACAGGAAGTAGAGGAGAAGATCCTTTAGACCTTATGGCAAAATATTACGGAAGATCCATGGAGAAGTACGATGACTTTTTAAATAGCGTCAATCTGGATGCAGCCCGTCCCGAGGAGTTTGCCGAAATGATTTTAAAAAATGTTAAACTGATTCCAGCGTTTGCGGGAGGCGGTTTGGCTAGGATACTGGAGTTATAATGGCACTGACTTTTTCATATCAAGAAATAGCCAAAAAATTAGGCATTAAACCTCAAACACTTTCTTCTTACATTTCAAAAAATCCAGAAGCGGTTAACAAACTTAAAAAATATTTTATTATTAAAGAAGGTACGACACCGGGTAATCCTATTACATATACTCTCAAGAAAAATTTCAATCTTGCTAATGCAATTAAAGATATAAAAACTGAAATAGGTAGAACACCTGTCCATGCAACACCGGCACAGAAATTATTTGTTTCACAAGAAGTATCTAAGGCCAATGCAGGTGAAAGGTATGTTACGGCAGAGGAAATATTAGAAAAAGTTAAGAAAAAATTTAACAAGCCGACAAAACCAAGTATTAGGCTCTATCCTGTTTTATCCACTTTGGATACAAGAGCTCAGAAAGCGGATCAAGTTTTAAAAAATATGTTAATGGAAAAAACTCCGTTAAACGGTTATTGGAATGAAGTGGCTGCAAAAAGAGTGGGCATGCATAACCTTTCTTTCAGAAGAATGTTAGAAGATGTTAGAACTGCTGGTGTTACAAAATTTCGAGGAGCGGTTCCCACCTATGAAGTCCTTAAAGATCAGGGTGCTGATTTTATTTCAGGTAGGGGAGGAAAGGGAATGGCTAAAACTGGAGGCGCTTATAGTTTTATAACAAAGTTATCCTTTAGTGATCAGTTAGCTAAAGCTCTTGAGATTCAACAAGGAATACCTATTTTGAAACAAATAGGTTCGAGAGCTAATACTCCAAAAATGAAAGCAATGCACTTTGCCTTTCGTAATTGGGCCCTTAATCAAGGAAAAGGCGATATCCAATTATTTGATAAAAAAGGTAAACTCATACCTTATGAATATGGAAAAGCTTTTGATGCGAAAGATATTTCATTTAAATATAAAGGAAAAATGTTTAGTCTTCGCGACAGACCTTATAAAATCAATAATATAAGTGATCCGACAGTTCTTAAAAAATATTTTCCTGAAGTTGAAAGAATAACAAACGAAATGAATAATTTTGGTCAAAAGAAAATTGATAATCCTTTCAAACCTGGATCTAAAATTGAGATAAAGGATCTTGTTAAAAAAGTTCAAGTTGATGGTTATGGATTCAAACCTCGGTTGGGAAGTTTAGCTATACTCCATGGTCCTAAAGGAGTTAAAGGTGAACCTTTTACTAATTTAGTGATGAATACAACCGACGTCAATATAGCTGAAGCTTCTCTTGCTAATTCATTGAAAGCAAATAAAATTAGTGGAACAGATTATAATAATGCTGTAAAAAATTTAAGAGGAATGTTTAAAGGCACAACCGGGCCAGAATATCGCCAATCAATCATTGACAGATTAGGAACTCAAGCAAAAGGTATTCAAAAATATAAAGGAACAAATTACCCTTTTTCAATTCAAGATTTAGTAAAAGATTTGATAAAGGAAGTTAAAGGCGCTCCCGGATCTTGTCAGGCTATTCTTAGAAAACAGACAGGGGGAATTGCAACGACATGCGTTGAAGCTATTAAGAGAGATCCAGTAGGCTCTGCTAATAAATTAGCAACTATGGAAGCAACTTCAGGCGCATTAGGAAAAGTTAAAAATGCAGCAACAACCTTTTTAGGAATCTTGGGTAGAGGCGGAGTGAAAGCTGCGCCGTACGCAGCAATTGCTGCGGTAGGAGCAGCTGCAGAGCCTTTAGTGAAACAATTTAGAAATGATGATCCTTCAACTTATTTATCGAATCCAGAACAACAGAAAGGAATGTTGTTATCTATGGTGGAACAAGAAACTCCAAAAGTTGATGAAGAAATTTTAAAATGGCAGTATCCTGGTTTAGCAGGAGCAACTGCAGCAGGTGCGATTCCTGGTGCCGGAGCAGTGTACAAAGCTAGACGAGGATTGCCCCCAACCAAAGATTTCGTAGGACCGATGCAAAAAGGAGTGGGCAAAACTCGAGCTGCTTTAGGAATCAGAGGCGTTTTAGGAAAAGCTTTAGGAGCAAGTTTTTCTCCTTTAGCAGTAGCCGCGACTTTACCCATCAGTGTAGCAGCACAAAGAGAAGGGGGTTCAAGTCTTGAAGATATTGCAACAGACCCATTTAATTGGATGGGACCCGCGTTTGCTAGTTCAGGAGCTGAATTAGCAACTAAAGGCATGAAGCCTACAGGAATTTTATCTAAAGCTTTAAGATTAGGAATGAAACCTTCAACATTAAGAATGATATCTAGTAGATTCGGATTACCGGGACTAGCGCTATCAGCAGGATTAAAAGGTTATGACATCTGGCAAAACAGTAAATACAAATAAAACGCTTGTTGCAAATATGCAACATGTGAAGTGGAAGGAAATTCCTCCTTTGAGAGGGCCGGATCCACAAGGCTTGAATAATGAATCTAAACAGGTTAAAACAATAATAAATTCGGGAGATATAAATGGCAGACAAAATCGACAAGGCTCTACCCAACGTAGATCCAGAAGTTAATATACAACCAGAAGAAATCACGGTTACAGAAACAGATAAATTATCTGAAGTAACTCCTGAGGGTGCTGAAGTTGTTATGGATGAGGAAGGTGGAGCTGAAATAAGCTTTGACCCAATGGCTCCGCAACAAGAAGCACAAAGTCATTTTGATAATTTAGCCGAATATGTACCTGATGATGTTTTAGGAAGACTCGGATCCAGATTAACAGAAAATTATATGCACTATAAATCTTCTCGAAAAGAATGGGAAGATACTTATATGAAAGGTTTAGACCTTTTGGGATTCAAGTATGTTAATCCAACACAGCCGTTTCAAGGAGCAAGTGGTGCAACGCACCCCGTGCTCGCAGAAGCGGTAACCCAGTTTCAAGCACAAGCTTATAAAGAATTACTTCCAGCGATGGGTCCTGTTAGAACCCAAGCGTTAGGAAGACCTAGTCGACCTAAAGAAGAACAATCGATTAGAGTAAAAAATTTCATGAACTATCAGCTCATGGATGTGATGACAGAGTATGAACCCGAATTTGATCAAATGCTCTTTTATCTCCCTCTTGCCGGCTCTGCCTTTAAAAAAGTTTATTACGATGAACTCTTAGGCAGAGCGGTATCTAAATTCGTTCAAGCGGATGATTTAATTGTTCCGTACACAGCTACCTCATTAGCTGATGCGGAAGCAATTATGCATATGATCAAAATGTCAGAGAACGATCTTAGAAAAAAACAAGTTTCAGGTTTCTATCGAGATATTGAATTAAAACCTGGTTATGATTCCGAAACAGAAGTTGAAAAAAAGGAAAGACAATTAGAGGGTATAAAAAAAACTAGAGACGAAGACGTTTTTACAATTATAGAATGTCACGTGAATTTAGATTTAGAAGGATTTGAAGATGTAGGACAAGACGGAGAACCTACAGGAATCAAACTTCCTTACATTGTTACAATTGAACATAGCTCAAGACAAGTTCTTTCAATTAGAAGAAACTATCAACCGAATGATCCTTTAAAAAAAGCGGTTCAATATTTTGTTCATTTCAGATTTTTACCTGGAATGGGCTTTTATGGATTTGGATTAATTCATATGATCGGTGGTTTATCAAGAACAGCAACCACTGCTCTCCGTCAATTATTAGATGCAGGAACGTTAAGTAATCTTCCTGCAGGTTTTAAACAAAGAGGAATACGTGTAAGAGACGAGGCCCAAGCAATACAGCCCGGCGAATTTAGAGATGTCGATGCACCTGGTGGAAACATCAAGGATGCTTTTATGACTCTACCTTTCAAAGAACCATCACAGACATTACTGTCGTTGATGGGAATTGTTGTCCAAGCAGGACAAAGATTTGCCGCCATCGCTGATATGCAGGTCGGAGACGGCAACCAACAGGCCGCTGTTGGGACGACCATTGCTCTCTTAGAACGTGGTTCCAGAGTCATGTCAGCGATCCATAAAAGGTTATTCGTTGCGATGAAGCAAGAATTCCAATTATTGGCTGGCGTATTTAAAACTTATTTACCTCCCGAGTATCCTTATGATGTTGTGGGAGCCCAACGAAATGTAAAAGTAGCTGATTTTGATGACAAGATTGATATTATTCCTGTGGCTGATCCAAATATTTTTTCTCAATCACAAAGAATTTCAATGGCACAAACAGAATTACAACTTGCACAATCAAATCCACAGATGCACAATCTGTATGAAGCGTTTTATGCGATGTATAGAGCGATTGGAGTGAAAGATATCGACAAAATTCTTCCTCCACCCCCTCAACCACAACCTTTAGATCCTGCGGTAGAGAATATTATGGCTTTATCTTCAAAACCTTTCCAAGCTTTTAAGGGTCAAAACCATCAAGCGCAC